ATGCAAGGGGGAGGGTATAATTTTTGACCCCTCCCCCCGGTATAAATATAAATAAGCCCCATATTGATATTATTTATATTTATATTAATTTGTTGATTTTTTTATATTATTTGTGATTTTTTACAGAAATTTGCAAATAATTATTATTATTTTGTAATTTTTTTGTACAAAAGTGGATTGAACAGCACTATTTCATCTATTGCACGTTCAATTTCAGCCATGTTCTCGGCCTCAGTAAGTTGTTCACTTGTGTTTGCAATTCTTGCTAAGTAACCACAAGAGTTGTAGCCTCCAACAATGTCAAACAGAAACCATTTGTCAAAGTCTGCAAATGGATCATAAGGATTGTCTACAGTTGTTAATGCGCAAGCCATACTATTCCTTTCTGTATACGTGGTAATACTATAGTGCTATACCTATAGCATTACTTATACTTGTTAATGGTAGATGATGATACACCTAATCTATTAGCTATCTCTTCATTAGTATAGCCACTAGATTTCATAGTCTTAATAAGAGCCTGTTTAGAAGAACTAAGTTCTTTAGTTGCTCTAGGAGTAGCTCTCTTTCTAAGATCATCAGCATCCATATACTTAAGCATACTAGAAAGAGTGCTGTCTGAAACGGCACCATTCTGTATAGCTTCCCATGATCTGTCTGTTACTTTTATAGGTACCCTTTTTGCGCCCACCTGTAAGCGGGCTTCTTTGAGGGCGGTGTTCTTTACCTTTTTAAGCTCCTCTTTATCCAGATCTGGGTTGCTCTGCTGTATGGCCTTAACTTTATTACTGGCAAGTAGCTGAGCCTGCCTTTCTCTTGGCCTGTTCTTTTGTGCCTCATTGTACTGAGCCATGAGATCATCGACTTCTTTTCTATATGTTTCTTTTGCAGAAGCAGAGAACTTAGCCCTTCCTGTAGCAAGCATCTCTTTACGAGCTTGATTAGCAAGAGACTTCATATAATTAGCATAGTTAGCATAAGCATTCTCTTGCTTTGTTCCAGAAGAGAGCTCCATGGCATCCTTAGCCTCTGCCATCTGGGTACTCTTCTCCTGCCGGTTCTTATACACAATAGAACCATCTTTGTTTTTGAATGCTTGAGGAGGAGCAGTCTTATAAGAAAGCGATCCATCTTCATTGATGATAGGATTGCCTCTTCTCTTATCTACATAAACGGGGCTTTTAGCCCTGGAGATAAGGGTTGATGCTCCGCCTAGCTCCTTCCCGTTTTCATCTACCCTCCTCTGATAAGAACGTTTAAGCTCGGCTATACCATTCTCTTTCTCACTTCTCTTGTAATCAAGATCATGTTTGACTGCATCAATAACTACCATACTATGGCGTACTGCTCTAGCAAGCTCAGCATCAGTAGCGCCCCTAAGAGTCATGTCCGTAATGAGGTTGGATACAACACCCATCTGCTGCTGCTTGTATCCCTCAGACATTCTCTTATAGTTCTTACCTGCACTGCCAGGACTATCAGGACCATACTCTGCAGTAGGATCAAATCCCTCAAGACCTTTCAATGGGCTAGTGGATTTAACCTGGGATTTGGGTCCGATAGGAATAACCATTACAGTATCACCATCGAAGTCAGCACCAGAAAGTCTTGATGCTACGTTAGCATTGATACCAACAGCGTCCTTTGCACTAGTACCAATAACGTTTCTACCTTCCTGGTTCTTATTGTTTACAGTAACAATGGGGATTTCAAATGTTCCACCATGAGGGTATCTAATAAGAGCTACCTTTTCACCATTCTTATAGTTAGGAGCGTAGACCTCATTATCTTTCATACTCATAAGAGGAAGAATGACCTGGTATTTCTGTCTAGGGAGAGCTGCTGCCTGAAGATGAACAGCTGCTGAGTCACAGTCTTCAGCAAAGGATCTAAGAAGTTCTCTCTTAACGGTCTTATTAGTAAGACCCATGATGTCATCGAACTCAGCTTTACGATCACTCATAGTCAGGTTGAGCTGCTGATTGATCAGCTTCATTGGCTGCTTACTAAGGAACTGTGAAGGGAGCTTGTCGCTGTAATCAGCCCAGTCACCTTCTTCAGCACGCTTGTTGATCAGACCAAGTTTTTTATTACCGTGTTCGTCCTCATAGTAATACTGGCCACCACGTTCCTTGATCAATGAACCAAATGGATTTTCTCTATCAGGTTTGATCTGCTTGAGAACCTTCTCCATAGGAGTGCCGGCTTTCTTATTGGTGTTAAATATAACATCAACGCCATCAGGCATGTTGTCACCATAAACAGCCATGCCTTTCAGATAGTGTGTGCCGTCAACCATGATGCGAACCTGAGCATAGTTGGCTTCACCAAGATCAAGATCTTTACAGCCTCTTCGAAGCTCAATGACGCCGTCTTTCATAGCGCCACCTTCAGGATCGTCTGCATATCTGATCTGAAGTCTTTTGGAATCGAGACTTTCAGGATACTTAAAAGCAGGCTCGATCTTGTTACCGTTGTCAACAAGAATCTTGTTCGACTCTTCGATCGAATGAATATCAAGAGAATAAATATCTTTATGTTCGGTACCTGGAGGACAAAGAACCTTAAGAACCGTTCTCTTTCCAGGATTGGTTACCTGTTCAACAGATCCACCATAAACAGGATATCCTTCAAGCTGCAGCCGATACAAAGCTTCGTCAAATTTGACTCTTGACACACCGGCAAATCGTTCCTGACCTGCTCCAACGTCAAGCATACCTTTCTCGTCAACGATCTGCTTCAAATATTCGGCAGTCACTTTAGACTGATTCATTCGTGCTTCAGCGTTTTCATTAAGAAGAGCTCTTACGGATGAGTCATTCTTAAAACCCATCTTTCTGGCAATCTCGTTAAGTGAGTTGCCTTCTTCTCTGAGTCTCCTTGCCGTCGCTACGTTGGCTGATCTGCGTTCTTCGTTAGCAATTGCTATCTGAACACGAAACTGTGTGGTGGAAAGATTAAGATTCCTTGCAATATCAGTATCGCTCAATCCTTTACGTCTGAGATCTTCAACCCTACTGATAAAGTCACCACTATGCTGGTTAGGGTTCTTACCGCTACCAAGAGGATATCTTCCCGATCCTCTACCAGGAGAACCATCAAGCTTGCCAACGCCATAGTGCATCAAGAAATCGTCATTGTGACTCATTGCTCTTCCTCCTTACGAATATCCATGATTATTCGGTCAAAAGTGATGATCTTATCCATTACAGGAGCGATGTCCTCCACGCTGGGATTAGAAACCAAAATATCGTCAGCCTGATAAATACGAAGCTCGTATTCGAGATCACCAGGCTTAAAGTTGTATTCAAGGCAAAACAAAGCCGCATAGACGATCAGCTGTTCCATGTGAGCAGGTATCACACCAGTCTTAAGATCGTGTATGCGGAGAAATCCTTTTGCGTCATTAAATGCTATAGCATCGGCCGTACCAAAACAGTTTGGCGAATAATATAAAATCTGTTCTGGCGTCATGCGATAACCTATAGCATCGTTTACATACTTGTTTAAAGTTTTCTTTGAGTTCGGAAGCTTTTGTCGCAGTTTAATGCACTGAGCGGCAAAGGCATGAAGCTCTGTGCCTTTCTGTGCTGCTAGAGATCTTCTAAAAGATTCTGCTACCTTGGCTTCGTCATAAAATATCCAGTGATACTTACTGGCTCCAAGAAAGGCATGCTGCCCTTCAAGATTCGAGTGCCTGGTAAAGTTCACTCAGAACCTCCTCTCTATTTTCTGGATAGATAAATCTCGAGAACGACATATTGTTCATTCTGTCAACGTAAATATCTTGGTTCGGTCGTTTGTTGTTTCGATAATCTCTTTCGCTCTTCTTACATTCCAAGGTAGCCCATTTGTCTCCGTACAATATCAATAGATCCGGAATGCCTTGAATGTGCGATGAGTCAAGTTTAGTCACAATCGACCCTGGAAACTGATGTTCAATGTCCTTGATCAATTTTGCTTGAAAGTCGCTTTCTCTTCTTCCCACTCGATACTCCTTTCTAAATATCCAGAAAAAAGAAAAAGGGTTAGGAATTGCTAAAGTCGCAATATATACCTCTTCCCTCTCATAAAAGGACCTGAAAATTTTGCGAAGTTAAAAAGAGCAAAAGAAAAGGCCCTACCGATCTGGTAGAGCCCAAAATGAGTCTGAAAATATCAATTAGTTTTTAGATATCTATTTACTAGCTCTGGTCAAAAGCCCACTTTTTTTCGTAAATTACTATAAATTATTATTTTTTTTTTTCGCGTATTAACTCTAAATAAAAGTGGGTTTTTGACCATCAGAGGTTTTTAGATATCTATTTAGGGGTTTTGAGATAACTAAAAACCCAATTTTCTGCCCGTTTTCAAAGTGGGCAAAAGTGGCCATTGACCAGAAAAGTGGGCAGAGAGGAGGGTTTTTAGATATCTATTTATTATTTTCGTTTTTCCGTAAAATCCAATGGTCAAAAAGTTTTGACCAAAGCCCACTTTTGACCGATAAAAGTGGGCAGTAAATAGATATCTATTTACTCATCTAAAAACATCCATAAACGCTCTCTAATGAAGCTTGTGATAGGCTTTTTTCGCATTTTTGCAGCCTCTTTCAGACGTTCGTACTCCCTTTCAGAGACCCTAAAAGGTATCACATGTCCCCTCTTTTCAGATTCATTTTTTCTCGGTCTTCCGCCTCTTTTTGTTTCCGTATTCAAGATCCAATCCTCCTACAGTATTCAGGCCAAGTCGCAGTAAATCTGAAATGGATATATTATTGTAATCAGAGCATTCTTTAATCTTTTTACGCTCTTCTTCGGTGACAACAAATTTGATGTACACATCTCTATTCTCTCCCACAACAATCCTCCTTAGAATATCAATCAGAGTTTGAACGTCTTAATATGACCAGTCTTAGATCCTTTGACTTCCATTTTCTTACCGCGAATATCCATGTAGATTTCACCGTCTTTGTAGTTCGTAGCGACAACAGCACCACGATCCCTAAAGACGTTGTAAGTAGATTTGCGGCCACTGCCATTCTCAGATCCATGGTAGTTACAGAAGGCAAGAAGGCACTTGATAGCGTCAACGTAATCCTTCGTAATACCATCACGATCACCATGCCAGCGAATCTTCATGACATGACACACGATCTCCTCAAGACGATCTTTGAAAGCCTCAAGCATCTGTCTCTGAGCTTCGATCTGAGCGTCACCACCCATGTCAAATATCCATGTACCGTCCACGACAATGTGATAGATCATAGACATATTGTTAATGAAGTGGTGTCCTTCTTTTTCCTTCAGCTTATTAGCGTCAGCCTGGAAGATAGCTTTACACTCAAAGCATCCGATCTTGATGACATCGCCAACACTGACATAAGAATATCCAACCTTATATGCCGCACATTTAGCAGCCTGTCTGGCAATTCGATTAGCATATTCAGGCTGATACTTCTTTACGCCAGTCTGATCAGGGAAGTACACATGACCGACTTCAAAGTTGTCCAGAATAGCATTCTTATCATCATTATACAAATATCCATAATGATCAGAATGATCGTGCGAGATTATAACAGCATCAATCTTGGTAACACCAGCAGTCTTCAGTTTCTTGATGGTATCGGTGTAGTTCATTCCAGTGTCGACCAGAATGACATGCTTAATAGTCTTGTTGTCAGACTCGTACTGGATAAATACTGTGGCATCACCGTACTTTTCGTGATCGCTTTCCCAGAAACGTATCGCCCATACCCTAACATAGGGAGGCAAGTCACCCTCCTTTTCAGGTTCGGACGGGTATTTGGGCCTGATTCTGCCTTTTACAGTCTTCAGACTCGTACGATGACGCTTGTGAACGCCGCCATTGTAGTTGCCGGAGATGAAATCATGCGGTCCAAGAGCAAATTCGGTGTGATTCGGGTTGCCTTTGCTGTCCTGATAGATGACAATATCACCAAATTTGATATCATCAGTGCCAGATTTCCATGTTCCTTTCTTTTTTGCGTTCTCCATGAGGTTAAGAGACCGCTTTCCATAGCCGATCAGGTCCAAATATCCAGCAAAGTAGAACATCAGATCCACAAACATAGCGCACCAGGCGTTTGACATGCCAATTTTGGAGTGTGATGTGCCGTTTTTACCGTTGTAAATATCAATGAAAGCGTTGTATTTTCGTACAAATTCACTGTGAGCTCTGCTGGAATCAATGTAAGGCTTCATCAAATCGTAAACTTTATCCGCTCCATACTTCTCAGCAGGCTTTTTGTCCTCTTTTTCCTGCTCTCCAGGCACCGTGACCATGATTGCATTGAGAAAGGTGCTTTTATAAGACTTATAAGGGTCTTTTAAGTGATAAGCGGCCTCATGAATATCTTTCAAGCGCTTTTCTGCGTTAGATTTGATTGAAAAAGCACCGGATTGGACCTTCCATAATCCATTTATCTGAATTACAGCAGCAGGAAACTTTTGTGCTCTCACCACAGCGGCGGTTTTTTCAGCATTCGGCCTGTTTTTAAAAGCTCCAAGCTGAATTTTATACAGAGTTTTTGTGGCCATGTCGTAAATTCCTCATTTTTTCAATTAAAAGGTTAGCAAAATAACAAATGACGCAACCAATTACGATTGCACCGCCGATGTAAACGAACGATACGAGCAGAAGAAGCCCGTAAAATATCAATAATGTCCCTACTGTAATCATACATTCCTCATTTTTGTGATGACATTGAATCCGGCTTTCCTGGCTTTGGACACTTCGGCGTTCAGAAGAGTCCCTACGCCATCATAATACTGGCTGCGGACACGATAATATCCATCAAACTTCTCGATCTCAGCCTCGAGACCCTTGTTTTTGACCTCATAGAGCCTCTTTTTGGCGTTGTTCTTGCTGGAGAAAGCACCGTACTGAATATAATAGTTCAGTGTAGCGATGTTCAGATCGTCGATGGGCGTCGTGAACTTGTCATAGAACTCCTTACCGGCTGTTGTACGAGCATTCAGAGCCTTGGTAATGCCAGATTTGTTGTTATTAACGACCACAGCAGGTCTCTCATACTCTCTCAGAACCACGTTCGAAGCCTCTTTGATGGAGTTTGCTTTGCTGAGAACCTTCATGACGTGCTCATAAGCGCCCAGCTCCTCCCAAAGGAACTGAAGCTGCATTCCGAGATCGTCAATAGACACCTTTTTCTTCTGTGCATAATATAAAAGAGCCTGCTTACGGCTCCAGAAAGTCCACTGTGCAAGACCATAACCAGCCTTGTCATGGACAAAGTTCTTATACGATCCGTTGTTGACACCCTCTGTGTAGCTCTTATCGGTCCATCCTTCCTTGGTCTCGAAGGAATTCTGAAGGTTGTTAGGTCTCAGAGCGGACTCACACTGCAGATTACCCATGAGACCTGCTGTTGCGTACTCGTTCAGACCCTTGCTGCGGAAGAAGTTCCAGATGAAGCAGGCTCGAGCAGTCTCGTCAGGAATATAAATGTCACGGTTGGGATTCTCAACAACTTTGTCTTCTGTTGGAAGAACTGTCTTACTGAGCTTAGCGTTCACCTCTTCAGCAAACTTACCAAGCCTGTTATACAGCCAGTCACCAGGACAAGCCTTAGCAGCAAACCAACGATGCACAGTGATCACCATCTCGTCGGACTTAGGTGTGTAGTTGAGAGTGGTCTTTTTGTCGTTGAACCACAGCATCTTATTCTTGCCATAGCGCTGGCAAATATCCACACCCAGAGCTACAAGAGCGTCCCAGACCTTCTGATTCATGGCGTACGGATGCTTGGTGTCGGACGCACACTCAACGGTAATTGCACGGTTGTCGTTCCATGCTGAACTCGTGCACCATGATCTGTCTTCCTCATCAACATAGCCGGCAATCACTCCAGCAGTGCCGATGCCGTAGTTGGACGAAGCCTGGTAGGATGACCTAGCAAAGAGCTCACCACAACGCTTAGCAGACAGCTGTCCGACCATGCAGTGAGGTGTGAAGTAGATTACTTTCTCAGTTCTCTGCTTGTTACGATTGGGTGACGGAATAAATACAGTTGCAAGTTTTGAAAAGGACATATCTTTCCCTCCATAAATATAAAAAGGAAGAGAGCCTGCAAAGTTAGCAGACCCTCTTCAACAATAGGTAACTAGTTTAGAATATCAATCATTTCAAGTTTCCAAATATGACGCCGGCCGCAAAAGAGATCAAAATAATAAATGCTACACACAATGTATCCATAATGTCTCCTTATTACTTCTTATCTTTCCAGATCTTTCTAAGATCGTCTTCATCGGTAAGAACGATCTTACAACCCTGATACGTCAGTTTCTCTGTAGAAGACACAAATATAACACAATGATACTTGGGGTCGAACAGACGAATACGATGCTCGTCAGGCCCGACATACATGTAATCGAAATTACTCCAAGAAACTCTCACAGCATCGCCATACTCGAATTTGTGCTCGGTGTCATCTGTCTTTCCCAGAATATCATCTAAGAATATCATCTACTTTTATACTTCCTGTGATCGTAGACTCCCAGGGATCAAGTGCCGGTAACGACTTTTCTAATTCTCTTACCGCCTCCTTGATAGCGTTCATTGTAGCCTCAGTGTAATTAGCAGTTGTAACGCCACGGGTTGTGATAACCAGTCCTTTGGGATTGGGTTTTTCCTCTTCGGACTTCATACCGCAAAGCTTCTCAAACAGATCCTTATTGACATTGACCTCTGCTTCAAAAGTACAACCTTTGCGCAAATTTTCTGTGATCTTGGTATCGGCATCCCTCACAGCTTTACGAAAACCATCGCAAGCTTTAGCGATTGCCTTTCTAGTCCCTTCCATGTTCAGAGTATACCGTCCACAGCCGTGTGCCTTCTCATAATATCTTTTGATGTCTTTGTCAGGAATAATTCTGAGATCGGATGGATCAGTCTTTCTGAAAGAATATCCACGGCCGCATTTGTATTCTTTGGACTCAAGCGGGCATCCCTCGCAGACTCTCCCCCAACAGAAATCAACCAACCACTCCCGCATACGATCGGTTTCTTTCTGCTCCTGCCATTTCTTATAAATATCCAGGAAGTCTTCCAGATCCATGCTGACAACGTCATGCATGCTTTCACACTCAACGTCAAACTCATTGGGCTGAGTGTCATTCACATTCTGCAGAGCATCCCAGAGATCAGTCTGACCCTGGTCGTAGCCGATATCACGAAGACCATCGTTAAGGTTCTTAATGCGCTCGTCTCCGCACATACTATTCAGTCTGGATTTCAGTTCCTTGATCTTGTCAGACTGCTCTTTGTAGTGCTTTCTGTACCATTCGACCTCGTAGCGATGACAATCAGTCCTGGCCTTCAACTTTCTATTATCTTCAAAGAGTTTGTCATAGTCTTTTCTGAGTTCAGTGTAGAGACCATGGTAAGAATCGCGATCTTTCTGCAGTTCCGTTCGATCGGCATTGGCTTTCTTGAAAGTTTCTGTTGTTTCCATAAGTCGCTTTTCAAGGTCCTTATTGTCTTTCTTCAGAGCCTCGATCTCGTCTTCAGCATACTTAGCTCTGCTCCGCCAATTATCTCTGCTATGCGTACAGTAATTCAGCTGACTCCTAACATCAACGAGCTCACGTATAGCTTCATTCTCTCGTTCTGTTCTGTCAGCGTTTGCTTTATCAAGTCGGTTTTTCAGCTCGGTTATCTCTTTGTTTGCCAAATTGAACTCTTCAACGCTCTTATTGGCCCTATTAACCCATCCGAGTCTGGACTGTTCTAAATGCAGCTTTGCTTTCTTCAGATCCTCAACTTCTTTCTCAAGCTCTTTCTTTTTTGTAGCCAGATCCAGGTTTGCAGAAAGAAGAGTCCCGTTGGATTTCTCCAAAATATCATTGCGATTCTGAAGGTTTGTCAATTCCCTATCGCATTCCTTAAATGCCTCATCGATCGGCGATTCCGCAAATAATGCAAACGAGAGGGTACCTGTTGGAATGGTATCGTAAAGTTCCTGCAGTGTATTATTCTTCAGTTTCATTCTTCTTCTCCTTTCTTAAATATCAAAAGCACTTCTCAATGATCTCATCAGCGATCTGCTCGCCATAGTCTTTCTCAGGCTCTTCTTCAGTAGCCTCAGCCTCGGGCATGATCGCAATACCATGCTTCTGCAAAGTGGAATCGATCATTTCAAGTTTTCTGCCGATGTAGTTGACATTGCGGTTAATGGTTTTAAGCTGTGTGGAAATATCTTTCAACGCTGCAATCATTGCCTTAGTCTGATAATCTGTCATAAATCCTCCTTAAATATCAAAAGAAAAAGGGCCCACGCTCATTTCGAGTGTGAACCCCGTGTTCTGGTTTCTATCTGGGAATAAATTCCAGACGGAATCCAAACGACGCCAATGTCTCTTCCAGTTCCTCCAACGAGGGAACTTCGATGATGATCTTAGCCTTCTTTTTCGCCGGAGCTTCGATCTGTCCTACCGCCTTAGGTTCATCAACCTGCACCTCGGTAATATCTTTAGCATCGTCGACAGGTTCAACAGGTTTGACATCTTCAACTGCGGGCCGATCCCACAATCCAAAATGTTTCTCCCATGTTTTCCGGTCTGCTTTATGCTTTTTCAGATAAGCCGGGCTACAGTAATTACTCACCATAGCAAGTGAACAGCCAGAAGCTTCGCTAAGAGCCTTCGATGACCCAAACTCATCACGAAGTTTTCTCGTTCTCGCAACAATGTTTTCCACACAGAACTCCATTTGTTCCTCCTTGTAAAATATCAATTACCGATAGTTACCATAAAGGGCTTTGTGAATTCTGCGAAAAAGACAAAAGGACCTGCATAGCGTTTTGCTATACAAGCCCTTTTGTGTTAGGTCGTTAACTGTTACTTACCTGTCGAGTACGATTCTGACATCGTATCCGACCTTAGCCATCAGTTTTACAAGCTGATCGAATTCAGGACATCTGATTGTAACCGGCAGATTCAGTTTGTCCAGAGCATTCTGGGTTCCTTCATCCTTCTTCTCAGATACCTCGACGGGTCTTTTCGTCTCAAGAGGTCCGAATCTTAATTCGAACGTCTGTATCGACGGATAATACTTCCCATCGCAGATATCCGAGATAAAGTCGTAATGGATCCCCATCTGCTCGGACAATTTTCTTCGTCCGCCAGCCTTATTACAGGCTTCCTTCACTCTATCCCGCATTTCCTGATGCACTAACTCTTCATAAGTTGCCATACTTTCCTCCTTACTACAGGATTAACTGTTACTTACCTATAATAGAAGAAGTTAGTTTCGCGTAACTTATTTCAGATCGTCTTCAAACGGATCGACCTTTTTTCTGCGGGCGTCGATGGTTTTCTTGATGGCATTATAGCAATCCGGACAAATATCATAGTCAAATACGGTTTTAGTATTACCGTTTTCTGCATGATAATAAATCGTCATATCGTTAGGCATTGTGTTTTTGTTATTTTTGTTAACATCACTGATGCAGCAAAGACCGTTAAAAAACGACCCACAAATATCACACTTCAAAGCTTTACTCATACCTCTGCATCTCCTTCCACTCCTAATGCGTTGGCTGTTACTTTACTCATGAGGTTAATACCCGTTTCATCTGAGCATATCTTGAGAATATCAAAGCCGTTGTTGCCATCAGACTGCCAGAGTTCCTGAGTCTCAGCCAGAATATTCACCAGCTGATCGAAGTCCATGTTATACCTTCTGCTCAGAGTAAGACAGAACCCGGCATAAATCTTTGGAACCATCTCTCTAATATGAGCTTTCCAACGGCGTTCTTGGTAAATATAAGTATTGTCTTGCTTAGGTTTGTGTCTCCTTTCCGCTCTGCCCATGATCCTCCTTTCCAGCAAGCTCTCGTTTGATACGTGCAGCTATAACCATACATTTTCCTTTATTCTCGCATTGCACAAACGTGTAAACCCCAAAAGGATTTCTAACCATGAACTTTTCCGGTTCAAAACTAGGACAGTTATGGCAGTATTCCTGAATATCAAGTTTGATCATCTTTCGCCCTCAATAATTTTTCTATTTCGTCGAGTTCCATTTTTACATCGTCGATAATTTTACAGCCGGGATTTGTAAATAGCTGTATGTGCAGATCGAGCAATCCAATAGCAAGCGTGTTCATTTTATGTTTGTGTAAAAACATAGATGCAGCAAACAATGGCTTGCCCGCTTTTCTAAGCATAAAAGCACCTACTTTGTTTTTAACTTTTAAATATAACAATCTGTGCCTTAAATTCTTTGAAATCATATCACTCACCTCAACACAATATTCCAAAACGAGTTAAAAACATCCAACATCCCAATGAACCAGGGAATTATTAAGAATGCAAGAAATAAGATCGCTTCAAAACCAGTAACCTGAATGTTGTAGTTATGATCTTTTTTATTCATTCACTCCTCTCTTTTTTTCTTTAGGTTCTGCAGCCTGACAAAACCACTCGTCTGCCGTATGCAATACCACATCTTTACGCTTTGTGCATCTTGTAAGATCTGTGGAATCACCGTGATACTTACAATCTATGCAATAACAGGCAGCTGTTGGAGGTTTATCAAAACGATGTCTGTATTTATATATCCACATGGCTTCGTGTATTGAGTAAGAAATATAATCAATAAGGAGAAGTAACAGCACGATACAAATAACAAACGTCGCTGCGATTCCAATAGCGGTAAATATATTAGTCATCGTCTTCCTCCTCAGGAAACTCCCACCCGTCGTCACATCCACCAATGCCGTAATGTTCTTCAGCGAGAGTGATCGTATCTTTGGTGCAGATGTTATCCTTGCAGTAAATGCACTCTTCCAAATAGCAATTAACTGTTGTCATGCTTCCTCCTTTTAGAACCAGTTTCCTTGCGAATCTTGCATTATCTCTTTTCCACAATACTTGCATCTCGACGATAGATTTACCCCATCAAAATTATAAAAGTTGTTAGGCATATGCCAGCCGAGGACGTCGTGAAAAAACCATTTAAATGATCCTATTTGTTGATATAGAATCGAAGCCAATATAAACATGATTACGAAAGATATAAAGATAACAAGAACAGTTATCATCACTCACCTCCAATAATCAGCTCCTTGGCATACGGCAAAGTCTCGATCCACTCGCAGAACTCTCTGAACTCGTCGAGTTTATGATCCTTACGGCTGTGGTAAATATTAGCTAGGACTTCATAGTTGAACATCATGGTTGCTCTCTGGTTGTAGCACCAGGGCAAGATACTCTGCATTGCATACCAGTGAGCCTTATCCTTCGTCGCAAGAAACCTGCTCCTGGCGATGTTAAGAATATCCATCACATTCAGGAACATACCATGCGCAGAACCCGTGTGATCCGTAGAGAAATCGTTCTCTTCGAAGGCTTTAGCATGGATCTTGTGCTTGGTACTGCAGGAATTCTTCACAATACCCACTTTGTAAATATCCATGTCGTGCCACCAGTACAGAGGAGCGGTGATGTCAACATACACGACGATCATGCGTCTGAACTTGGCGTGAACAGGACCACCGGCAACCAGAGTCTTCATGAGCTTCATATCATTCGGACCGATCTTAAGACCTAATTCGGTCCAGGAAATATCATTATCCCAGGCGTCCATCCTTTTCAACAAGTTTTTTCCTGATATGGTATGGTATACTATATCATCCATGCTATCGTCATAGTAGTCGTAGAATAACGTATCACTCTTATCCCACGAATTCATAGGGTTCCGCATTCCTCGAATAGCCGGCTCCCACCCAGTTACCATCACGTTTTCAATTTTGATCATTTAATCCTCCTCCGGTTTGTGTCCAACAATCATTCGCCCACAACAAGGACAGTATTCCCATCGTATCAGATTGCTTTTATTCATTGCAAAAGTCTCTCCACAACGTTCGCAACTCATTTCCTTGGCAGATGGTGCTACAACCCAATACGACGCTTCTTGTTCTCTCATTGGAGTTAGATCGCCGACTTCTTTGATGAGCTTGTTGAGAATATCAGTCTCTTCTTCAGTTGCTGTTTCACCATGTTCATATAGCAGATCGATGACATCAGATCTAGATACGTACATCAGTTATCCCCCCTTTTTTTTAATAATCGTCAGAGTCATCAATATCACCAATCCAATACGGGCATTCAAGCGTCTCAAAGTCTTTAATCATATACTCAAAACAATCAGCATGGTGATCCGTAATGTAGAAATAGTCGTCGTAATCTCTAGCGACCTTCTTGGCAAACCGCTCAAGTTCACCTTTAAAACTCTCTTTGAAATATCCTCGAGGTCCGGAAAATTCAAGTTTGAAAGGACCAGCCATAAATACAACTTTTAGGTTCGGATCATCATATACACTCCGATCTTGATCGACCGATACCAAACAATTGTCATAATAGTGTCCGTGACTAAATATAGACATTTAAATCCTCCTTTTAACTATATTAAAATATAAACGAATCTTCCTTCAAACCAAGACGGGTAGCCATCCTTTTACGTTTCTCGTCCATCGTGTCACAGATCTTAACGTTATCGATATACTCCGTTACCTTTCTGAGTTCTCTCAAGGTTACATATACATCAGCCATTTCCTCATGGACATTGGCAAGCATCTCTTCTTCGGTTTTACCGTGTACAAGATTCTCTCCACGCAAATATCTTGCAAATTTCTGACAGGCATAAGACAGCTCTGTAGCTTCTTCTGCCATCATCTCAAACATAGCCGGCGTACCGATTGCGTCCACCAGCTTTGTCACTTCTTTATCAGCCAAAGTTGTACCTCCCACGAACAGGATCAAGGTTACTGTTGTAAACGACATTCTCGATCTTCTTATATGCATCCAGGTACCACTCAGCCTTATCGCCGTTGTATGTAAGCTCATAATACATGCCATCAGGCAGTGTGCTGGAGATCAGGTATTTCCAGTTCTGAAGAACCTTGGCTTTCCATACTGTAAACACGTCAAAATGTACTTCCGGATCGCTCTTATCCAGGTGTTCACGAATATAATCTTCTACAATCTTTAAAGCTTTTCCATCCATCATTCATTCCTCCAAAATTTTTGTGCTGCTGTCATGTCTTGGTGCATACGAATATAATCGTCCTGAACCTTCTCGCCGTTCTTATCACCGTAGAGAATATGGTGGTCCCACAGATCAAGTAGACGTTTCCATGCTGCAGCATACATGCCTGGATTTTTCTTAATCTGTTCACGAATCCATGCTGCAGGAATATCATTATTGTTCATTCGGCCCTCTCCTTTTCAGCATTTGTATACAAGCAGATGTCGTTAGGTCCGGTGATCATACTATCCGCATGGTTGCTCGACCTGCGCCGGCGATCACAAATACCCCATTTCATTCCTGGAACTGTGTCAAATTGCTGGCAGTCCTTACATCTTTTCTTTCTTTCGGTAGGCTCCATAATAAGAAAACCAGGTCCTAATTCAATTCTCGACATACTCAATCTCCTCTTATAAGTTTATGCACCAAACTTTTCATAAAGAAATTCAGACGTAGCTAATATAAATACAGGACAGACCATACAAACCACATCGTTTGGATTGTCGTAATTGTGTTTACACTTAACGCATCTTAATTGGTGCATATCATAATCCATTAGTTTTCCACGCATTTTTGCCATATAACTTGAATTTTTTCTTACTCCTTCAAAGCCAATTTCAAGAAGTAAATCACCGCCAGTCATTTCATTTAATCTCCTCTCAGATCAGAATGCGGTGAAATATAAAGACCCTGCCAACCGTGTTTCTTGTAATAGGCTTTGGCTTCGGTCTTGTATCTGAGCTTGGTGCAATACTCAATTCCACGAGTATAAACACCATTCTTCTTACACCAGTCAAGATACTCGGTGAAGTGTTTTTTATCCTGTTCGGAGACCCGTTTGTTACCGGAAAACAGAACACTCTCCTGAATAACCGTCTTTACCAGATCCTTGTGACCGTTATTGATGAGCTTTCGAACAAAGAGGTCACCGCCATTGGGCATAACTACAAGGCCAACGTCGTGAACCAAAGTATTCATAACCTTTAAAAGTGCTTCATACACCTGCCATCCTCTAGGAGCAGGTTTAATAAATTCAGTCTTCTCTTCTCTAAATCCCAAAAGGCACATGTAGTACAAATCGCAATTGTCAAAATATAAACCTTTTGCTCCGGCTTCTTTGAATCTCTCGGCCTCGCTAAGGAGGTGCTTCTGCCACTTTTCAGCTGTAACGTCGACCCAGTATTCGCCAGGCCATCCAGAATATGGCGCAATTCTGAGATCCTTGAATTGCTCATAGTAATCACGCTCCTTTTCAAGTGCACACGCATTTAAATATGCGTACACGTGTACTCCTCGTGCCACAGCTTCCCTGATATACTTCGGGTCAATATTGTCGATATCAACCACAGCCAGGTCGTTCTTTTTAGATTTTGCTAGTGTCTTGAGTACGTAATCTTGCTCAAGACAGATTCTCATTGACATGTCGGCCTCCCCATTTTACGTTCTTTCACTTTTTCAATAGATTCAAATATGTGTTTAGCATGGTAATATGGCGTCGCCGGGGCATTTACGGTTGTAATCCCTCTTGTGGCCAAAGCGACCTGAATAATGACGTCGTTTTTTCTGATATAATCCATCTCTACACTTATGACTTGCTGATCACCATGCGGTTTCATATAACGCCCAAGTTCGTACATACAAATAGGCTGAATCCGATCGCCGCCAACAAAATACATACTGAAAATATCAACCTGATTTAGATACTGATACTCCCATGTAATCTGATCAATTGTCGCAGCCGGATTGTTAATGTCAAAATCTTCCTGCCGAGGGTTATACACAACGACCTGAGTATCGTCTCTACCAACGAATTTTCGCAGATGCTCTATTGTCTCATTCTGCCAGTCACGGCATCCTGTAATCCCTCCAGCAAGGAATACCGTAACGTCGTCATACTTTGGAATATATAAATGTGGTGCTGTTATTACTATCATATTTATACTCCTCAAAATTCAATTCTTACCAACATTTCATCCACGCTAACCTTGTACAGATCCGCCAATATAACCAAATTATCGATTGTCGGCAGAGCTTGCCCGTTCATCCACTTATACACAGCTTGTGGAGTATAGAAATTAAAGTGATTCTGAATGTCTTTTATGGATAAGTTTCGCTCTTTTCGAAGTTCATCAAGGCGTTTAGCTGTTGCATCCATATCTATTCCAGCGACCATACTGAACCATCCTTTCGCAAAAAATATAAGTAAACGCAAAACGGCAAGACCCTGTAACGCTATCTAGAATTGCGCAGTTAGGTCTTTGCCTTTCTTTGTCGACCCATTTACTTTTACCTCCTTTCGTTTTAGTAGATCGGTCTCCATAATGGTCGTTGTAAATTGTGCGAAAACTAAAAGGACCCACTGTAAATATCACAGTGAGCCCTCAAGCTGCTTAGTTAACGTACTCTTTCTTGAACCAGGCCCATTCATAGGCCAGATCTTTCAAGTCCTCACCGAAGCCTTTGCTCTTCATCATTGTGTAGAACTTATCAAAGGATTTACACGCTCTGACCATTGTCTTTACAGACAGTTTGCCAGTAACGAGTGAAATCGCTTTGCTCAAGTTCCACCAATACATGTAATTGACAAAGTACCAGTTCGTCTTAAACAAATCCTTCATATAAACCTCCTAGTCGTTATGAATGTTAACGTTGCATAATAGAGGTTGTTAATTGTGCGAAAAAGAAAAGGAGCCAACTCTTTTAAATTGACTCCTGGTGTATTCACCACACGTTAACGATCCATGCGTCTTCTGATACGTCAACCTTTAGATAGTCTATTCCATCTTTAGATCCTAGCTCAAAACAGAATCTTTCAATATTGCGATCATCTTCTATAACAGAATCTCTTTCGCCTTTTTTAACATAAGATTCGTTCGTTATAGGTATAACCGTTACATTAATTTTTCCCGTAAAGCAGCCTTGTGTCACTAATACAGAAAATACACTTTCTCCTCGATTGTCATCTCCAACGTCGATAATAACCTCGTTCACCGTGATAGGGACACCAAATTTTATTTCTTTCATTTGTTTCCTCCTTTTCTTTAGAAATATAAATTAATTACTTCTATAAGGAGGGTTGTTTATTTGGCGAAAAAAAAAAAGGAGGCAACTCAATTAAGAGCCACCTCCGGGTTGATAGTTCTTGTTTTATCTGATTTCTACCGTCCACCGTCTGTATTCCACGTCGATCGTTACCTCGACCTCAATGATTCCAAAAGCATGCTCGAGCTGAGACCTGAATACCTTGTATTCTTTTGTAGACTTGTCGGTCATTTTCATTACCTCAAGAAAATTACCTACTTCGTCTCTCAAAATTACAAAGTACCATCCGTCAGATCTGCTGCGTGCCAGAAGAACACTGAGCTCTGTAACGCCCATGTCCGTTTCCCACATGACAGTGAGCTCCTTGTTAAGCAGAGAACTCTCAATCCTAACAGATTTCATTTCTTTCATTTTGTTTCCTCCTTTTAATTAGAAATATAAAATTAGTTACTTCTATAAAGAGAGTTGTTTATTTAGCGTAAAACCTAGTCTCATTAAACTTTTTCTTGTCTTTAAGCGCTTTAGCTATTGCCAGATCGATACCGCTGCGAGACTTCAGATGGTAAAAATATAAGTCTGTGTAAGGCGTGTTCATTCTGTCTATTCGTCCAGACGCTTGAACCATTACTTTGTAGCTGTAATTCTGAGAGTAAAATATAATAGTATCTGTCCTGATGCAGTTCCAACCTTCTGCTCCGGCATTGTATTGTACAAGATAGATCCACCTTTCTCCCTCAGGTATTGGCTGATGCTTATGGCCATTCCACTCAGCAATTTCTAATCTAGGATAGAAATAGTCGCCAATGTCTCTGAGGATCTCAAGCTCATAGTCGTAATTGTAAAATATAATAGCCTTTGGATGCTTCTCCAGGATTTGAAGTAGCATAGTCAGTCTAGACTCGTCTAAGTTGACAATCTTCCTGAGACACTGACAGAACTCGCTGGCGTTTTTAATAGGCTCGTTCTCCCAGGGATTCCATCGGTGTCTACAAATATCACGATAGCCTTGATGGTCGTATTCAACCCAGATGTCTTCGTGATGCTGGATCGTAGGCCGTCTAAAATCCATGTTTATTAGGATACTGTTTCTAAGACGCTCTAATCTGCGAGTACCTAAATATCTTTCTACTTTAAAGAACTTGACATAGCCATTGCGTACTACATGTTCCTGCATAAACTCTGTGCGATTTCTGTAAAAGCCGTTTGCAATGAACACAGGAATATAATCAAGCCAGTTGTCTCCTGGTGTGGCTGAAAGCAAAATCCAAAAATTCCCATTGCGGCAAATTTTCAAAAACGATTTTACCCACTGTCCGGATCCAACGACTCTTTGTTCGTCAAATATAAAGAAGGAATCGATGACGTTTTCATACTTCTTAATATTGTTCCAAGAATCCACAACCACTTTCAGGCCTTCGTATAAAGTTACTTCAAGATTGGTAGTAAGCATGAACGGACTTAACTCTTGCTCCCATTCGCAGGTATCACGTTTACGAGCTGTTGTAATGATGTAAAGATTTTTAGGGTTTTTCATCTTTACATAGTCATCTGTGTCAAGTTTTCCGCCGTGCAAAATATAATAGTAGGCTAAGGCGGTTCTGGACTTACCGCTTCCAACACCACCACAGAGAATGCAGCCCTTTTTCATACGGTTGACAGCATCGATCTGGTATTGTCTTAATGATATTCCAGCCATTGTTTTTTCTTCTGTTCAAGCAGATCACGCAGCTTGTTTATGAGCTCGTCTTTCACCCCATATGATTCCGCTCTGTCAAGATACCATCGAGCCTTCTCTAGATCTTCAAGGCCGTTCTTAAATTTGTGTCGCCAAATATACTTGTATGCGTTAATGACACAAAACACGCCTACACCATCATTGCCAAACGTAAGTTCCATAGCTTCAATACATTCAATCGATGTAGAATATTCATAATGTGACGGATGGTTTACATTATCTGCCATTCTTATCCTCCTCAAATTTTTCAGGCATTCTGGTTGCTTCTCTGACTGGAATACTAAGACAAATATTACAAGGATTCTCTGTTTCCTTAACGTCCTTGTTTTTGCATTTGTGACAGTATTCGTCAAACTTTACAATTTTGTATCTATAGTCCATAGTTCCTCCAAATATATAATAAACCTGCTGGTACTTGTCCTTAGTGGAGGTAGGCAAATAATAAGAAAGGAGGTAAACCAAAAAGTTTCAATAACCCGTTAGGGCTACAGGATTTTCGCAGCAGGTTTATTAGCTAAAATATTGAAAAACAAAAAGACCCTGCAAATATCTTTTTACCGATACCGCAAGGTCCGTTTGTCAGGTCTTACTTAGTGAACGAATCCAGCCATTTCCGCCAACCATACTTGGCGTTTCTGAATGACTTCTCGTGTGCTGCCATTGGTCCGTGAACAAGGTCCGCCGTCCGTCCTCTACGCTTGTACATGTAATCCATACAGATTCCAGTGTACGTAACGTACATAACGAACGTGTTCCAAATCAGGTACCATTTGGCAAGTTTCTTAAAAATCTTCATTTTTATCCTCCTTATTGGTTGTAAAATAGTTGTTACGTTAATAGTTACCTATAAGGAGGCCTGTTAATTTCGCGAAAGCAGAAGACCCATCGTAAATATCACGATGAGCCTCCGCTCAGAATGTTACTCTTCTTCGTCTTCCTTTTTCTTCAGGAAGGGAATTTTGATTTTGGGCAGCTCGATAAGCCCGATCTTGACATAGAGCCAGATACAGTAGATGATCGAGATAATGCTACATATCCCGCACATCTTGAAATATCTTCTCCATGTTACCGGTTTGTCAAGCCAATTTTTAATCATAATATCCTCCTTATAATAAAGTTGATTTGAATTGTTACTTCTATAAAGGAGGATGTAAATTATGCGAAAAAGCTAAGACTCACTGTAAATATCGCAGTGAGCCCCTCGCTTGCAAATTATGCATATTTACTTGTCGGTTTTCTGTTTGCCAGAAACTTCCGGCAGTTGGTTTCCAGTTCCAACTTTCCGTTTTCGAGCAGGTTACAGATGATGCGCTTATCTGCGTCATCCAACGTCTCGCCGTTCACGGTCAGTGTTCCTAACCATTCCATGCACAGCCGATATGTCGGATACACGCCAATACGCGCACATTCTCCAACAAAGCTCGCAACGTATCTTGTTGCATGAATACCATTTACCATTCTGTTTTCGAACATAATAATACCTCCTTAAAAATAGCCTTTGTTTGCATAATAGGGGGTGTAAATTGTGCGAAAAAAGCAAAAGCCTCTGCAAATATCATTTCGATACCCACAGAGGCCAGTGCTAATTATTTGTCACTAATCTTTTTTGCTACGAATTTGTACTGTTTCAGTTCGTCAGACCATTGGTCTTTAACAATATACTCAAAACGCTTCTCACCATGATATCTGGTCTCTCTATCGATGTTGTCTAAGACTTTCCACTTGCCTTTATCTTCTCCTTCGGCATATGCTTCTTTACGAATCTTTTCTCTTTCAGCATCCTCATGAGCAGACAAGGCAACGATCGCCATGACGGCACAAAAGCCACCAGCAGCATAAGTTACCACGTTCTTCAAAAATGTTGCAGTTGTCATAATAAACCTCCTTTACAAGTTATTGCAAAAAATGTTAGTTACTCATAAAGGAGGATGTTAATTGTGCGTAAATATCATTCTTCCTCGTAGTCGGAATACTTGTTAGCCCATGGAGAAGGCTCGAGAGTGACATGCATCTCCTTCAGATAAGCCTTGACCTTCCATTCGTTGGTTCGATCATCTAGCCACCAGCGAGGTCTGATAGTCATGTCTACGCTACGGATCTCTGCAGAGTCCAGCATACCGACAGTGTTTTCATCCAGCTGAGTCCTAACACCGTTTGAGTAAATATAAACTGCTGCCGGAGGGATGTTAGGGAACGATCTGAAGCTGACAGATACATCGATGCGATAGCGGATTGGATCACCCTCCTCGTTTGGAAGCTTGGTCTTGACATACCAGCCAATATCTTTCAGACGATCGGCTTCATCAGCATCATAAAACTCATATGTGAATTTTCGATCACCTTCTTTGTTGAATCTAGATCCTGCGCCACTGAAATTGCGAAAAATGATCGTTGCGTTTTCAAAATTCTCAGGTGCTACAAAATGTTTTTCCATAGTTATTCTCCTTTTCTTAAATATAAGTTTGCAAACAGCAAGAGGCCATGCTTGCCCTGCATAGCCTCCCGCCTTGCGTCACTGTTTTACTATCTGCAGTTCTACTGAGCCATTATGCTCAGACTCCACGGTGATGGTTTTGCTGTTACAGAACACGACTCCTTTGACGAAATCGTCTAAGACATCCATTCGACCTTTAGCATAAGCTTGTTTAGCTTCTGCTTTGAGGCCTCTGTACATGAGATAGAACATTCCCATCTCGGCCGCATTCAACAACAGCAACGCCATTTTCTTTGTCTTACTCATAATAGTCCTTTCTTTTGAAAATAGTTGACAGTTCATAAAGGACTTTGTTAATCATGCGGAGAACGGCATTTCCTCATCTGCGTTTTCCGGAATATTCATATACGGAGCAAGAGGATCATCCGAAACAAACATCTCAAAATCGCCATACTGCGAAATGGTTTCGACGGCATCGTCTACCAGAGAAATATAATAGGATTCGTCTATGATCTGAGATGCGTCTGTCAAATCCTTTACAATCTCTGACTCTAACCAACGATATCCTTTAGTTCCAGCAGCAGCGTAGAATTTACCGTCTTGCTTCCTATACAAAACACCACCGCCATATCCAGGTTTGATCGGACAGAACGATCCAATACGTCCTACAAACTGGTACGAATGGCCTTCCTCGATCTCTGGTTCTAATCTAGCTTTAATTTCGTCGTAGGAAATATCAGAGATAAGCCCTTTCTTATACTTCTGAGTGGCTTTCTCAAGTTCTTTTTCCAGCATGGTAACGTCCGGAAGAGACTCGTTCATGTCCAAATATAACTCGCCCTTCTTAACCTCTTTAGTCTCGCACATGTCTGAGAACTTAATCGGTTCATGACTGAAGAGCGTTTTAAATACGTATGGAACCGCAAACTGAGTTCCAGTAGCATCCCACTTTCCGTCATGCTTGCAAATATAAACCGCATCATTAACCAGGCACATACGATCGTAAGTGGCCTCATGTTCGAAGTTGTATCCGTAGGCTTTCCCGTACTCTGTTACAAACTCAATGATCTCCGGAGTAGCGTTTGGAATCTTGATCGAATCTGTCTTAATATGAGCCACAGTAAATCCTCGATTCTGTACCTCATGCTTAAGGTTGACCATAAACAAAGCTCCACGTTTAGCCACAATGTTGTCCTTATTACGAACATCACGGAAAGGATTGTCAAAGAGAGCCGCTGTAAGACCATATACAGAATTGATCGCAATCTTCAGAGCCTGGGCCAGATCTTTTGCAGCGCTTTCGTCCGTAAGATACTTAGCAAGCTTACCTCCAAGCATAGTTCTGGCTTTGCCAAAGTCTTTATGCTTGATTGCAATACGAGCCTGTAAAATATCCTCGAAACGGGCAGTGTATTCTGGTCCGAACAGCTCTTCCGCAACGATACTGGATGGATGCATTGATGCGATGTCAAGTAGGGCAACATTGAAGTACATTCCCGGCTCAGAATATACGTAGCCTCCTTCTCCTACTTCTTCTCCTCTGTATGTGGATTTACCGGCTTCGTACTTGTATCCAGGAAATATAGGTCTACCTTTATCGTCGAACAGACTATAGCACTGATGTGGGCTGTCTAAAGAAAGAGAAAGAGTTATTCTTGCCTGAGATATATCGCCCATATCACGATAGTTGAACTGTGATTGCGGATGCTTATTGTTTCCAAATATAATTTTGGTTGTAAGTCCGTTCGTGGTATCGTTTGGAATACTACCGGCAACATCTGCCAGGATTTCTCGTGCTATGAAGTCTGCCTGTCTTGCTTCAAATACCGCTTCTGTGGCTATTACGTCATTGTCACAATACTCTGCAACCTTATTCCAAAGTTCTTCCGGAACTGGTTGATCCCATGGAAGACCGAGCTCCTGATGGTGTATTCCAAGCTCAATCTCCCATTTCTTCAGAGATTGCTTCTTGGAACAAAAATCATATACGTCGGTAAAACTAAGATTGTATGCACTACCGAAAAATGCATTTCTATCTCCAGATATAATTCTCTGAGACAATTCATACAACTGCTGATTGTCGTAACCCATCATTCTGGCATAAATGATGTGATTGTCGTACCGTCTACAGTTAAATCCAACAAGTTTGAACTGAATAAGATTGTTGATCTGCTCGCTTGTAGGGTTGATCATTCGTATGACCTTGTTCTCTTTTCCTTGCTTTTTCCAATTCAAAACAAAAAGGTTAGGAAAGACTTCACAATCGTAGAAGACCAAAATATCAGTCGCACTGTCAACAGCGTCTGCCTCATCGTCAGATTTGAACCGCATCTTGGCTACCAAGTCCAGACATTTCTTACTCTGATTGGAACTTGATGCCGCAAACGTGATGATACCTGGTTTCAGATCAGTAACGTCATAGCTAACTCCACCATTGTAAGCATCTTCCAAAATATGATAGATGAAGTCCACACTTGATGCGGTTGACGGATGTATCTCCTTATTCAGATTCTTTATTATTAATCTGCGAATACCTTTTTCGCTCTTGATGACTTTCTCATTTACCACTTTATCTCCTTTCTTGAGTGGTAATCCGCTACTTATCGTCGCTATCGAAATATCATTGCAAAGGGTAAGAGTCCTGCGCAAAGAGCTCTTACCGGTGAATACTTTTATCTCGATGTCGTCATCATAGACCCTACTCAACTTTGATACATCGCCGTTGTAAATATAATGCAGATGAATAGCCTTTCCACTCTTGCTAAGCTCTGCATAGGTCTTTGGCCACTTACTTGCTGCAGCGTAGTTAAGTTCGTAGCTCTTTTCTCCTGTCTCTGGGTCTTTGATGTCGAAGTCTATGACAATAAGATTCGGTTCCTTGGCTTGGGTCAAAATGTAATGGAGCTTGTTAGTTTCAAGATCCTTCAGAGTAGTAGTGACTTTGCTCCAAGCCATAATCGGCGTCTCCTCAGAATTGGCATACTGAGCGGGACAATCAGAATATAAATCGTCGAAGAGGGAGTGTTGCTCCCTAAACTCCAGCCAGTTTTCATCCTCCTTTTTTTCTGGCTCTTTTGGCGTTTCATTTGGTTCTTCGAATTTTTCCACCCGGAAATTTTTGTAATAGCTTCTTACTCTTGTTCCGTCTTCAAGTTGGTATCTTTCGAGATACTCTCTGAAATAGTTCTTGAGTTCCTCTTTGAAGACTCTTTTGGAATATGGATAGGGAACTCTGGCATCATCGCAGTAGGTTTTGTACATTTCGTACGCCACCTTAAGAGAAACCCCATCGTCTTTTTTAAATATAAGGTACGAATCAAGTACAAAGTTATAGAAATCGTTAGTGGCACCAAGCATTGTGGTTGGAACATAGTCGTCGTAAAGATCCGGATTCTCAGAATATACTTCGAGGCAGTGTTGGGCAATTGCGCCCAGCTCGAAATTAATCTGCTTTACGAGTTTTTTGTATTCTCTGCTTGGAACCTTGTTACCTGTAGGTGATACGTCGATTAATCGTCTGAGTAGACCTGATTTGGCATTTGTAATCCTGACCGGTTCGTTGGTGCCTATAAATAAGAAGCACTTAAAACGGTTTTCATAAGGGGATTTGAACTTCTCATTGACTATCATCTTGTCGTGAGAAACGATGCTGTTAAGCCTGGTGTTGTCTTCCAGAGTGGATAGCTTACCCTCGTGATCGATAGCCACAAGAGGGTTTCCTTTGAATTGTTCCAAGGCGAACGACGCATTAGCCTGTCCAAGAGTTTTTGATTCGAAGGATATGCAATAATCCTCAAATAACGAATCGATAATGTTAAGTACAGTAGACTTACCGGTACCAGCCTCACCATACAAAACAATGAACTTCTGGATGGTCTTTGAATCTCCTGCAACGATAGATCCTATCGCCCATTCGATCTTGCGTCGTTCCTCCTCAGAATATAACACCGACATCAGCTTGTCGTATGCTTCGATACTTCCTTTTTCAAGCGGGTAGCTAAGCCGCTTTGATGCATAATCCTCCTTTTTAGATTCAACATTGGAAAATATAAGTTTCTCGTCCAGAGTGTGATACGAATCTCTGAGTTGCTTCTGGCAATACTTATGCCAGGTGTCAATCATTCCGGTCTGAGCGTCCCACATGTGCAGGACTTTTAGATCGTAGTCTCTGAATTCTTCCTTTTTCTTTTCCAAAAATAAGTCAAGCTCATGGTCAATAGCCTGAAGAACGTCTCCCTCATCTGTTGACCACAAGCCCTTATCTTCCATCCAGACGGCGTAAAAATCACCGCCACGGATCATCAAGTCTGAACTCTTCTTTCTCGTCGGAATAATAAACCTAGGATAGATTTCTATAACGCCCTTCTTCTTTCCGGGCCGTGTCGAAATCATGAAAAAGTCCATTTTTACTCCAGTTCATTTAGGTATTGCTGCATCTGATACCAGATTTCTTCCTCAAGCATATTCTTGGTTGGATCGTGTGTAACAAACAGCCCACCCGTGCCATCTGGCTCATACTCTCTGTAGTTGAGCCGATCTATGATCTCGATAATATCAGCGTAGTGTTCATCGAACTTCGAATTCGTCATAGGTTTTAAACCTAGATTATCGAACATAACCCAAAACCACTTACTCTGACGATCCCCTTTGTCGGGATCATACATGATGTGGTCTTCCATCCTGACCGCTAATGCGACCATCATTTCGAACACGCTGCACGGTCTGTTGTCTAACAGATCCTCAATTGTGTATGAATCTACATTGTTCTCGCGTCCATACCGGTATCTAAGCTCAATACCATCTTCAGATCGATTACCATCCTTTGGTATTACAAATATAAAGTCTTGTTCATACAGAAGAGCTAAGGTCTTTTTGTAGACCTTAACCTTTCCGCCATGATCAATCAGTTTGCATAACCACTTGAAGTAATCTTTCGAAATATCATTCATTAGTCCTCCACTGTGAAGTGCGGACGTGTCTCGTCAAATGATTCGAAAGTCTGAACGTCTTTGTAAATGGCGTAATCGGTACATCGTTCGTCATTTCGAATGAATAGTTCATCAGATCCTTCGTCAAATAACTTTTCAAACCCCTCTCCGAGTAGCTCGTCCGCATTCTCTATAACTTCGTCACGATCATCCGCAAGGACGCCGTCAGCGAACAGTGTGAGTTCAATAGCACTATAATCTTCAAACTCGCTAAACTGATCCGGCAGAATCTTATACGGTCTGTCGTGTTCAACAACTTCATCTCCACCATAGATGGCAGTCACGGTAGCGTACTCGTTAAGAAGGTCCTTCATGTGTTCCTTCCTGTCAGGATCTTTAACGGACTTTAAAATTTCAGCATTAGTCCGTCTGATGAGTTCTTCGCGATCGTCTTTAACCATCTCTGGCTCATTATTCGTTTCGACAGGCTCAGAAGCTGTTTCAGCCTCTTCCTTTTTCTCCGAAATATCATAATTCTTTTTAACATATGTGATCCCCGCAACAGCACCAAAGACTGCTCCTGCAACAAATGTCACCAAATATAATGCTTTTTTCATCATAATTCTCCTTAATTGAATAGCCATGGATAATCAAACAGATCAGCCATCCAATTACCGCTTCCCAGACGATTTAATCCTCCGCCTTTTGAGCCTCTCCTCATAGATATTACCGTCGACATTGAAGTCGATAGCATAGCCGATAGAATATCCCTTTCTAGGATCGTTTTCATTAGGTACATGAACTCTCTTGACTCGGAATTCTACCTTGTTATCGCCGAAAGGATTGTATTTATCGTAGATCCAGCCATAAACCATGCCCGCCTCTGTATGCTCAAAGCCAAGCATGTCGTACACCTCGTTCAAAGTGATCTCACCTTTGTTCTTGAGAATATCATTCGCAAGATTCTGCTGGCACTCCAGAGTGAACCGGACCATATCAGGTGATCTGTCCCACTTGTCATTACCCTTAACCAGGTATTTGACAAAGTCACTACGTTCAACATCGTCCACAATATCATCTGCCAGAACAGTCTCAAACGTCTCGTTTCCGTCCGCATCGACAGTAGATTCACCGATCTCACCAGACTTTGTTCCGAAATATAACTTCTCTTCAGCTTCTGTACCGATATCGTCTGCAACACGGCCGCGATAGTCCCTGAGAGTCTTTCTCAGACCAGCTGCTGTTGCCGCAAGACCTGCATTGCGAAGCTTCATTTCATGATGAGCAGAGAAGAATGACAGCATGGACAATGTAAATAACGCCGTAGGTCCAGCAAGAAGTCTTGCTCCGGCGACAGTTGTCTTGCCGTATGCGACAAGGATTTCGCGGCCTTTCTTCGGATCGTCATCCGGCAATGCCCTGGCTTTTTCAATCCTTACTTTGTGATCGTCTACGACTTTGTCCAAACCCTTTTTAGTCTGGATGCATGCTGAAACTATTGCCGCTGCGCTAAATATAACACCAGCGGCCATGCAGATCTCAGGCTTCTTGTGTTTGAATACCTTTTTCAGAGATTTTCCGAGTTTGTTCATGTGTACTCCTTTCAATCGAGTGCTTCTGCCCTAGGCAGTTTGATCAAATATCCGTCTCTGTCTCGAACTACCGACGCATTACGTAGATCAGTCCAGCCATAACGGTTGTCTGTTGTCTTCCCGGTGATTCCTACCAGATCATAGAAGTCTGCTACGCTTACCATTTTGTAATCTTGCAGAAGCTCATCCATCCTTGCCAGGACTTCATCAGCTTCTTCTCTGCTATCGAGTATTACATCATCGTAGTCGTATGATCTCTGTCGTCTGTCAGATTCTCTGGAACCTACACCGGGTCGATCATAATAACTCCTGTAAGATATGCGTTCTGCATTTCCTCTGGGTCGGCGTCCACCGTTTTTACCCCAAAGGAACATGTCCAGAGCGTTTGTTACTGTATCTGAGAATGTCTTCTTTACTGCAGGAACAAGAACGTCGTTCCAAATATAATTTTTAACGGTGCCAGCATCTTCCTGGATGAAGGCGTCCATGAATTTTCTAAAACCAGATTTCTTTTTGGACTTTACCGAGCCTTTTGTAATCTGCTCGACCTTCTTTCCAGAAGATTTCTTTTCTTCTGTATCTTTTTTGGCACTATCAGATTTTTTTCTGTAATCTTCCAAAAATATCAGTCTCCTCTCTACTTAAGCCACTCGGCAAAGAACGTATAGCGAGTTACTTTTTCAAATATCGTTCGTCTTACTTTGCGAATGATCCCGTCCACCATCTTATCGGCAAGACGTTCGATCGACTTTCCGAAAGAAAGTTCATCAACGATCTTCTTCGCCTTCTTGTCAATAAATTCTTTTACGTCAGCTTCCTTCATGGTTTCATCGACCTTATCTTTAATAGTGTTTGAAACCTCTTTTACGAAATTCTCCTCTTCGGATTTTTTCAGTTTGCGATATGCGATAATCCCAGCAGCAACAATGCCACCAAATATAACCAGTTTCTTCAGTCCTTTACGCATAATTACCTCCTTGGAAATATGTCTTATCCGTGCTTATGCCAAAAACAAAAGGAGTGGTTGTACGTTTTGCACAGCCACTCCAGTTGTTAACCACCCTTTATTCAGTTGTCTTGTGAGTTACTTATCCTTAACGATCGTAACCCCCTCTCCGCGGTCCACTTCCGCGTACTTCTTTTTCTTGAAGAGCTTTCTTCCGAGCCCGATCAGTCCTCCCACGATAAATCCTCCTGCTACGAGGATCAATCCGACGGGAGTTCCATCGGTTTCGTCAGTGTCTTCACTGCTGTCATACGGTGTTGTGATCACTTCGGTTGTTGTAGTTTCGTTCTCGGGCATAGTTTTTCTCCTTTCTGAGAACTGAATGTTGATGCGTCTATAATATCCGTTGTTAATTATGCGGACTAATGCCGATCTTGATAGCTATATGTCGGGCATACATAGAAATCCAAGACTCTGCAAGGATATCCTGCATATGGGCCAGACTCTACCAGGATGACATCATCGCCAGGATCGATCTTTCCGTCTTCAACTCTCCAGCACAGACAATCTCCAGGCTGTGTAGTTGGAAGCTTCAATTCGCTCCAATAATCATTCAGAGAAATATACATCTCGTCCAGCATTCTGTAGTTGAGCGTTTGAATAGCTTTGTCTACAAATGCCGGATCGGACCAAAAATATCGCTTAGACAGTTCATCATAGAACAAAGCATTTCCTCGTCCGGTAGAGATAATATCTTCTCCATGCATTGGCGGTCTGCTATTAACTTCGTTTCGAGCCATTTGGGTTCTTATCTCGGCCTCCTTCTTTTCTCCGAGAACCTCTTTGGCCGCTTCCTGATACTGCTGTAACTGAGTTTCATATAGCGAGCAGGCGGTTGTTGCCGCCACTGCCCTCCTTATAGAAACCCTCTGCCCTCCAATAATCAGAAGGCAGGCGAGTATAAATATAATGATAGAAGGCAGATAGCATTTCCAGGTTGTCTGCACTGTCTCTACAACTGTCAGCTCATCTTTATTCAACTCCTCCTTTTTCTTTTCGATGAGTCTGACTGCTTCCGGGGTTTTCTGTACTGCTCGTATACCAGCTACAAGAGCCAATCCGATTCCGATACCTGCTGCAATCTGCGGTGCGTGTTTAACCAGACCGGACCTAGCCAGTTTAAGCAACGGCTTGATCTTCATTTCTTTCCTCCACCAAAGTCTCCGCACGCCGTGTTTACAGCAAACGCAACAACTGCAACACGTACCGCAATATGGAATACCGCATAAGATGCATCGCACAGTTTCTTTCTGACCTTAGTAAGCTTCTTCATAAATATCAGCCCTCCTTCTTGGTGACATTTACCTTATCGCTGATCCCGAGTTTGAATCCGGCAACAAGACCGACAAGAAATGATGCAAAACCGAAGATAAGTCCGATTACTCCGCACACGAATCCGATAGTAGTTTTCATAGTTGCTCCTTTCTGAAAAAATATAAGTGAATGAAAAAAAGAAAGACCTGTAGGATTCGAACCCACTCCCTCTACCATTGCTGGTAGCGTCCACCCATTAGACCGAAGTCTTTCCATAATAGCCGTTGTAAATTTTGCGCATTACAAAAATACATGATCATACAAATCTACGGCAATGTCATAGGCGACCCGGAACATAATCCCAGATCGCCTATCAAACATCTTAATAAACTCTGATACAACTAGAGCCGGATCAGCGTCGGTGTTTTCAACCTCCTTTATCAAATATAACACTGTTGTCCGGCTCCACGAATTGTTAGCAATAAGCTCTTTGCTGCTTGCGTGTAATGGATCTTGTAGGCTTGCTAAATATATCCGCATCCGCTTGATGACAAAGGCTTTACTCATTCTCCTGTTCATTTTTGGCTTCTCTACTTTCTTTGATCTTTTCAAGGATCTTGAAAGATATATCTCTGCCATATATCAGATACATATTGTCTGATCGGCCGACATCACCATCGTGCATCACTACGCCGCCATCCTTGTCCGCATTATCAGCAATATAGTTCCATTCAGCCTGCTGACCTTCTTTGAAGCTGAAATATCCGTACATAGCAGCTCCGACCCCATACAGAATCAGACCAACGCCGTTCACGATTTTAGTAGCGGTTTTTCTACTGATCTTTGGCTTTTTCATTACTTATCCTCCTTATACTTTTTGGCCAGTTCATCTGCCTCTTTCTGCAGCTCATACGCATCTTGCATAGCTTCAGCACCGGCTTTGAATCCTTTGTCGTATCCTTCTTCGTGTGCTGTTCCGGCATACAGTCCAACACCGATTGCGTATACTGCGATCGAAACAAATTCTGCGATCCTGAGTTTTCTGATACGTGTCATCTTGATCTTAGGCAGTTTCATTATTCATCCTCCTTTTCTTCGTACATTACTCGTTTTACTCTGTCGTCAAAATCTTCGTCGTTCTTAAACCCGGCGACAAGACCGACAATAGTAGCTACAAATCCGACAACTTCCGCAGCACCTTCAATAATGGTCCATTTCTTTGACATCAGTTACTCCTTTCTGAAAAATATAAGTGAACGAAAAAGAGAAACAGCGACAATCGATTTCTCGATCTAGCCACAAATAAGCCGTCGCTGTCTCTCCACAATACCGTTTGTAAATTTTGCGGACTCAATCG